GGCTGCGACAGAATTATACACTACTCTGGTCGTACAAACTTGTCATTCCAACCAAATGCCTCTTTGACAACTGATTCGGTAAGACCTTTATACATCTTGTTAAGAGATTTGTTCTTCATTCCAAGTAAGACCTTTGCCTCGTCTTGGTGTAAACCCTCTAACATTTGAATAAACATCTTTTCTTTTTGTACTTTATTAGTAGCATTATCAGCGCCTTTTACGAAATGCCATAGTCTTTTTGCTTCGTTTCTTAATAGACCATGTTCAGTTCCTATTGGAGCTTCGTTTGCCATAAATGGCGGGTCGCCTGCTGGTAACTCCCATTCGATTTGTGGGTCAAATGCACCTTTTAAAACTTGTTTCAATGGTGCTGTTGCGTGTTCTCTTAATACTGCAATCTTTTTTGGTTTATCTTTTGCATTATTAACTTTTTTTAAAATTTCTGATATCAATTCTACTGTCTGACCCATACCTGCTGTGGTGTTGGTCGCTCTCATTGCTTGAGGTGACATTAGATGTGGATTTCTTGCTTGTTCGGCCATAATTTCTCCTTCAAATTTATTATGTATTCGTATTGGTATTTATACATAAAAAAAGGCAGGCGCATGGAGCGCCTACCCTCAATTTTGATAGATTATGCGTTAGCGTAACCTTGTGTACCAAATAAAGCAGTTTGACCAGCTGCGATAACAGCTTTTGATGGTGTTCCTACTCTGTAAGATACTCCAGCAGATGTTCTATTTTCATAAATCATCATACCTTCGTTTCTTAATTTACCAACCATAGCAGCTGGTGATTTAAGGTCAAATGTGTTTCTTAGAGATTTCCAAGTTACAGTATTGCCTTTTGAGAAAAGGTTTCTTACCTTTTCAGTTTTTGATAGTTTAGCTCTTGCCATGTTATTTGTCTCCTTTGACATATTAAATAAAAATTTAAACATAATTGTTTAAACTCCTTTCTGTGTTGAGTTTAATGTACTCCTACAATTGCCAGGCAAAGCGTACTTTAGTAGTTTGACTAGCGAATTCTTATTTGTCATTATCTGGTTCAAAGTCAGGTGTAAAATGTATATCTGCCATATCAGATAAATCTCTAACTTCGTCCTCTACATCTCTTGACAATGGTTTATGTGGCTTGTGTTTTATATCTAACACTTTTGAGTAATCTAGTCTAGCAGATTTACTCTTACCTTTTGCATATAAAGATACCATTTTGTCAGCTAATTGTTGTGCTGGGTGTTTTTTATTAAAATCACGGTAAACCAATCCTCTGATAGCGTCTATCACAAGTGCCAAGTCAGCCGTAAAAGTTAATTTATTAGTTCTAATACCCATATTCACAAATTTGTCTAATAATTGATAAGCAATATCGTCAACATTTCCTTCAACAAACTCTTTAGTTTGTTCTTCTACTAATTTTTGATGTTCTTTAGGGTCAACAGGATGTTTAACAGTTTCTTTGTTTTTAATTCTGTTGGTCGGAAACAATATGATATTGTCTTTATCATTCACTTATAATCTCTCCCTTATAATTAACTTTACCTTTATCAGCAAAGTGTTCTACTAATTGATTATAACCACCAATTAATTCACCATCAATTTTAATTTGAGGCATTGTTCTTACATTTTTACCGATATCTTCAATTAATTTACTAGGGTCGTAATCAAAGTCTTTTTCTAAAGTTTTTTCTTCGTATTCAAGGCCAAGATTTTTTAGCAATGCTTTGGCCTTGCTACAAAAGATACAATTGTTTTTACTGTAAACTGTTATTGTCATCTTTATCTTTCTTTAATTTATCCCATGCTTTTTGACTCTCACCATTTAAGTTGTAAGCGTCAACGGCTTGTTCAATAGTGTAATTAAACATCTTATTGTACTCACCAAGAGGCAATCTCATACCAATCCATGTTCTATAATAACCATTTTTAGTTAATGTAACATCTTGAGCAAAGATTTCATAACCTCTTACAGGTGTATCAGTAATAATATTAACTATTATTGTTTCAACCTCTGTTACCACGGTTTTTGTTTCTGTTTTACCAAGTTCTTTGATGAATTGTTTTGACTCTTTATTCATCTCACCCTTGATAATATCTGCCAATTCAGATTTAGCCATCATTTTAGCTTTCTCTATTGACAATTGTAAATCAGGCGATACTGCTGTTGCAACACCAAAGATACATTGTTTATCATTGTCTGATTTCTTCAACCATTTTAGGTCGCAAGCTTTTGACTCATTGATATCAGCCATGTACCAAGCAGGCACTTTGTCAACTACATTACCTTTCTCTGATTTAATTTTATAGGTACTATTCATACTAGAGCAGGCACTTAAACCTACGATAGCCACTAGAGCACCTAATTTCATCACTTTATTCATCATATTTTACCACTTTCTCGTACATTATATATTAACTCTTGTAAAAAGTCAAGCGTGGATTGTACATATCCTAATGCGTCTTCACTTGATACCTCATATACTATCACTAATACAAGAGCGATTATGATTAAATTTCTAATCATTATCTCACCTCCCATTCACCATTTACATCTAAACATACTTTTCCTGGCGTTTTAAAAGCATGCCCTTTCCGACTATAATATCGGCAGTATTCAGGTGTATTGACATCATGGTAGTAAAACTGAGCAAATAACTCCCAATAACCAGGAGTATCTGGTGCTTTTCTACCGTCAGCACACTCTAAAATTTCTCTTTTTGTAATTGTGTCATCTTCTTGTATAATTTCAACTTTAACAAAACAATATTGGCCATCAACTTTTTCTGGTTCTATTGATTTGATTTTACTATGTAAAATTTTTTCACCTGCAACGGCAATACCTGATATGATTAAAAATATAATCAGTATAAAAGTCCAAGTGAGATATCTTCTCATATTATTAAATGGGTCAAGCATATTTCTTTAATTCTTCAATACTCTGTTTTGTATTATATATGTCCTCTTCTAAAATGTCAATAGTGGATTGATTGTTAGTTATTTCAATCTCCTCTTGCTTTTCTTTGACTTCTAGTTCTAATTGTTCTATTCTTTCACTATATCTATCACTATAACTCATCTTTTTTCTACCCACTTTCCATCTGGCAACTGACATGCCGTACCAAATACCACTTCTCTATTTACACCACCAATACCAATCAATGGCCAACTATTTGTTATATCAATTGTTGCGTCATAATCTTTACATTTAAAAGGTCCTACCATATGTGATTTAGTTATATGAATAATACCTGAATTGCCTGTTTTTTTATTGTACCAGTTTGTATAACTTGAACCATTACCACTTGTATTTAAATGGTCTACAAACACGGCATTGTGTACATCATAATCTGAATTGTACATTAATTCTGCACCTGCAAAAGCACCACCAATAGCACATGCACCAGTAACATAAGGGTCCGTAGCACCTGCTGTAATACAAGCAGTTATACCTGTTGCACCACCTGATACTGCACCAACATGACTTCTATTAACGGAGCTGCAATTGGTCAGGAACACCAATGATAGTCCTAATAATAGTACCGATTGGATTGATTTCATATTTACCTTCTTCATTCTTCTTCATTGATGAACACGCTGTCATGCACAAGGCCAGAATAGTCACCATAATTATTTTTTTCATAAGTCCCTTTATCGTTAGCCACTAATAAACAATCTGCCTGTATAGTATCAATAAGGTTTTGAATTTTTAAATCTCTGTCGTTTGATTTAGGCGTTTCATATTTTAAACGCCTTAAATCGTCTGATATTCTCTTAATAGAGTCTATCTTATCGCAAAATTCACTAATTTTGTGATTCATCTTTGTTACCTTTAAACATTGTAAACGGCCATTTAGTTTTCATTTCCGCCCAACTATTAGCTTGGTACTCTTTAGTTTTTTCAACTTCGTTACCTATAAATGTAACTAGTTTACCTGGAACCTCAGCAACATTTGAAACAAACTCTTGTGGAGTTATTGTTTTTTCTTCACTCTTAGCAACACCAGTAATCAACATAAACGCCAACGCCGCTATTGCTATCATTATTGTTTCTTTCAGCTTCATACTTTCCTTCCTGCTGTTTTAATATCCT